CCTCCTAGGCACACAAAATCTGAATTTGCATCTTACTTGCTACCAGCATGGATGGTGGGCCGTGATCCAAAACTCAAGATCATTCAAGCAACACACACGGGCGAACTCGCAGTCAGGTTCGGTCGTAAAGCAAAAAATTTAATTGATAGTGAAGATTACACAAAAATTTTTCAAACAAGATTACAAGAAGATTCTAAAGCAGCAGGACGTTGGGAAACTGCACAAGGTGGTGAATATTTCGCAGCTGGTGTTGGTGGAGCGATCACAGGTCGTGGTGCTGATTTATTAATTATCGATGATCCACATTCAGAACAAGATGCACTATCTCCCACAGCGTTAGAGTCAGCTTACGAGTGGTATACATCCGGTCCACGACAACGTTTACAACCGGGTGGTAAAATAGTTTTAGTCATGACACGTTGGAGTAATAAAGATCTAACTGGTAAGTTGATACAGAATCAAAAAGAACCTAAAGCTGATCAGTGGCACGTGGTCGAGTTTCCAGCAATCATGGACCATGGATCAAAGTCAGCTGCTCCTGTATGGCCAGAGTATTGGAAACTAGATGAGCTTGAGAAGGTACAAGCAACACTGCCCACGGGTAAATGGAATGCACAGTGGATGCAGAACCCAACAGCAGAAGAGGGAGCGATATTAAAACGTGAGTGGTGGATGAAATATACTGGTGAAGATATACCACAACTACATCATGTGATACAATCATATGATACTGCATTTTTAAAAAAGGAGACAGCTGATTACAGTGCTATAACAACCTGGGGAATCTTTTATCCAGACGAAGATTCTCCAGCTAGTTTAATACTGTTAGATGCAATCAAAGGACGTTATGAGTTTCCTGAACTACGTCGTTTAGCATTAGAACAATATGATTATTGGAAACCTGAAACGGTGATTGTTGAGGCAAAAGCATCAGGATTACCTTTGACATACGAGTTAAGAAAGATGGATATACCGGTTGTGAACTTTAGTCCGTCAAAAGGAAATGATAAACACGCACGTGTAAATGCTGTTGCACCTTTGTTTGAATCTGGTATGATATACGCGCCTGAGCAGAAATTCGCAGATGACGTCATTGAAGAGTGTGCTGCGTTTCCGTACGGGGATCATGACGATCTTGTGGACTCAACCACACAAGCTATCATGCGATTCAGACAGGGCGGTCTGATCGGACACCCTGAAGATTATATCGACGAAAAAGTCGAGCAACGTAAAAGGAATTATTATTAATGGCTATAAAAGCAGGAATGACAATCGCACAAGCTATTGCACAGCTAACTAAAGGCTTTGTAAAAGTTATGAAACGTGAACCAGAAGCGTTAGAAAAAATTAAAATTAAACAAGAAGCTACACAAAAAGTTAGGGATTTAAATAAAGTTGTCGATATGGAAGGCAAAGCTATTGATCCATCTAAAGGTATCATAGGTGGCAAACAATTTAAAGCTATGGGTGGACGTATTGGTTTTGAAGCAGGAACTCCAGAACATTTTCGTAAATATTTAGAAGAAAGAGAAATGATCGAAAAAAGACAAAGATTAGAACAATTACTAAAAGAGTACGAAGACGACATGAATAGAAAAAAAGTTATGCAGCAAAAACAAGAAGCAGCTGATGGTGGACGTATCGGTTACAAAGATGGACCTGATCAACCAGGTAGAAGAAAGTTTATGAAAATTATGGGAGGTCTTGCAACTCTACCTTTTGTTGGTAAATTTTTTAAAACTGCAGAAGTTGCAGCACCTGTTGCAAAAAAAGCTGTAGAGGCAGCTGGACAGGCACCATCGTATTTTTTTGATCTAGTTGCTAAAATTAAAACGTTAGGAAGAATGTCTGATGGTCCTTCTGAAAGAATAAAAGAATATTCTATGAAAGGCAAAGACGGTGAGTCAGAGTTTCTGTTATCAGAAGATATTGGCACAGGTGAAATGCAAATTAAAAAGATTGGTAAGGAAAAAGACATGGTTACCGATGTTCAAACTATGGAATACACACCAGGTTCTTCTATGGCTGACGAAACAACAAAAGGTATACCTGCAGATAACTATGAAGAATTTACAGAATATAATTCTAGAATATACAAAGATGAATTTAATGAACCTCAGATTGAAACTGGAATTAAAGTTAAAGAAATTATAGAAGAAATAAAAGATCAAGCGCCGTCGATTAAAAAAGCAGGTGGTGGTATTGCAAGAATGCTAGGAGAGTAGCATGAAAGATTTATTAGAAACTATCAATCTATATGACGACGATACACCAGGCATGGCTGATGGTGGACGAATACCTTTAAGTAAAGGTAATATGTCTATTAAACAAGCTTTAGAAGAAATATTAAGAGAAAAAGGAACTAACTTTACAAGTCAAAAAGAATTAACTGATTTAGTTGCAGAAAAAGTGGGTTATAAACCTAATGTAAAAATATTAAGACCTTCAAAATATCCTATTTTAAGAAGTGTAACTTATAAATCAACTTCAAAGGCTTTCACAGATAAAGAATTAAAAGAAATTCTTGGAGATGATTTAAAAAAATTTAAAGCTCAAGGTTTAACAGACAGAGAAATAAGAGACCGTGCTTCTGGTAGAAAACAGTTTAAAAGTTTATCAGATGCAGAGAAAGCCGCTAAAAGAGAGAGAAACAAAATTAATTTAGCAAAAAGAATTAGTAAAATGTCTCCTGATGAAATAGAGGCAATGAGAATAAAAGATGCATTACGTATGCAAGAACAACGAGGGACTAAACCAAAATATCATAGAGTTTCTAATGCTAAAAATTTACTGTGGAATGATTTAATTAGAGCTGCTGAGGCCAAAGATGGTTATTTAAGTTTTAAAAATTTTACTCCTGAACCGGGTAAACGTTATAACAAAGCAGAAACTGAAAATATTACTTTAGTTGATAGAAAAGGAAATGAATTTAAATTTAATTCTTTAAAAAAAGATATAGATAAATACAGTGGCTATAAAGCAGAAAATGTTTTTAAACCTTACGAGCAAAGAGTTTTTTTAAATAAACAAGGTTTAACACAAGAGTTAAATAGATTTTACGGAATAAAACCTGGATCTAGACAAAGTGTTTTTAATATTCAACACGTGCAAGGAATTGCAAAAAATCCTTTTAATGTTCAATTAACTTTTGCTGATCAAAATATTGCAGAGGCTGGTGCAAAAAGAACTTTTGATGCAGAGTTTAAAGTAGCGGATAGTTTATCAAAAAAGAAAGCGGCAGTAAAAAAATTTTATAAAAATTTAGGTGCTGATATTCCAACTCAATTAGGTAGAAAAGAAGTAGGCGCTAGAAGAACTTTAACAGAATTATTAAAAAAAACAAAATTTCCAGTTAAACCAGAGACGTTAAAATTAATACAAGATACTCCACAACTTAACGCTCTTTTTAGTCCAGGTATTTTAAAAGAAGCTTTTAAAAGTATACCAACACCACTTGGCACTGCAGTGCTTACAGCAGGTTTTGGTATAGATCCAACATCTTCTATTGATAGAACAGCTTTAGCTGCAGAGGCAGCTTTTGCACCAGCACTTGTAAAACAATCTGCAAAGATGGGAGCTGCACAAAAAATTTTTAATTTAGGTTTAAATCCTAGAACAGCTGCGCGTATAGCGAGTAGACTGTCTCCACTTGGTATTGCATCATTAGCTGGTGAAGGTATATTTCAGGTAGGTAAATTAGGTTTTGAAGATCAAAAAAGATTTGATGCATTAACACCTGAACAACAAGCTGCAGAAAGAGCAGAACAAGAAACATTTGCTAGAAGCATAGAAGGTGCGAGAGATGGTGGATTGATAGGAGTTAAATCAGGCCCACCACCAGAAAAAGGACCTGACTCACAAGGGTTGCTATCATTAAAGAAACGTGGTATGAAAATATAGGAGTATTAAATGGCAGATATAGATAAAGGACTCCCGAACACTAGAACAAAAATTGATGTCCCTTCAGAGGAAGAGATACGAGAAGAAGTTACTGTTCAGGAACAAGAACCAGAAAAAGGACCAATAGAAGTTATACCAGAAGAAGATGGTGGTGTAACATTAGACTTTGAACCAGGGTCTATTAATGTACCTGGAACAGAAAATCATTTTGACAATTTAGCAGATCTTTTACCAGACGATGTCCTTGAGCCAATAGGCATGGAAATGACACAAAATTATATGGACTATAAAACGTCCAGAAAAGAATGGGAACAAGGTTATATCCAAGGATTAGATCTTTTAGGATTTAAATACGAAAACAGAACAGAACCTTTTCAAGGAGCTTCAGGTGCTACTCACCCTGTGATGGCAGAAGCTGTTACACAGTTTCAAGCACAAGCATACAAAGAATTATTACCAAGTGATGGACCGGTAAGAACACAAATTATTGGCACAAAGAATTCTGCAACAGAACAACAAGCAACACGTGTTAAAGATTTTATGAATTATTTAATTATGGATCAAATGAAAGAATATGAAGCAGAGTTTGATTCTATGTTGTTTCATTTACCACTAGCTGGATCAACATTTAAAAAAGTTTACTATGATGTAAATTTGGGACGAGCTGTATCTAAGTTTGTTCCAGCGGATGAATTAATCGTTCCGTACACGGCTACCTCATTAGACGATGCGGAAGCGATTATTCATACCATTAAAATTTCAGAAAACGAATTAAGAAAACAACAAGTCAGTGGTTTTTACAGAGATGTAGAGTTAGGACCACCAGGCACAGATACAAATGATGAGCTTGCAAAAAAAGAACGTGATCTTGAAGGTAGTAAAAAAACTGGAAAGAACGAACCAGTTTATACTTTGTTAGAGTGTCATGTTAATTTAGACTTAGAAGGTTTTGAAGAAGTCGGTGCAGACGGACAACCGACTGGAATAAAATTGCCTTACATCGTAACTGTTGAAGAAGGTAATAGGAAAGTTCTTTCTATTAGAAGGAACTATGCGCCCGATGATCTAAAGAAAAATAAAATCCAATATTTTGTCCACTTCAAGTTTCTGCCAGGGCTAGGATTTTATGGCTTTGGACTCATTCACATGATTGGCGGATTGAGTCGTACGGCAACGGCGGCTCTCCGTCAATTATTAGACGCAGGTACCCTATCAAACTTACCAGCAGGATTTAAACAAAGAGGTGTAAGAGTTAGAGATGAGGCAGCTCCAATACAACCAGGTGAATTTAAAGATGTTGATGCACCGGGTGGTAGTTTAAGAGATGCATTCTTTCCATTACCATACAAAGAACCATCTCAAACATTATTAAATTTATTAGGTATTGTAGTGCAAGCAGGACAAAGATTTGCAGCTATTGCTGATATGCAAGTGGGTGATTCAAACCAAGCAGCAGCTGTTGGAACAACGATTGCATTATTAGAGCGTGGTTCAAGAGTAATGTCTGCAATACATAAAAGATGTTATGCAGCTATGAAAAAAGAATTTAAATTACTTTCAAAAGTTGTGTCACAATATTTACCACCAGAGTATCCATATGATGTTGTAGGTGGCGCAAGAAACATAAAACAAACAGACTTTGATGATAGAGTTGATGTAATACCAGTTGCAGATCCAAATATATTTTCAATGAGTCAAAGAATTACTTTAGCTCAAACACAATTACAAATAGCTAGTGCTAATCCACAAGCACACAACATGTATCAAGTGTATCGAGCAATGTATGAAGCAATTGGTGTAAAAAATATTGATGCAGTATTACCACCACCTACACCAAATATGCCAATGGACCCAAGTTTAGAACACATAAATGCATTAGCAGGTAAACCATTCCAAGCTTTTCCTGGTCAAGATCATAGAGCGCATATAACTGCACACTTAAACTTTATGTCAACGAACATGGTTAGAAATAATCCCGCTATAATGGCTGCAATACAAAAAAATATTTTAGAACATATTTCAATTATGGCTCAAGAACAGGTACAATTAGAGTTTAGAGAGCAAATGCAGCAAATGATGATGCTTCAACAACAAGTAGCAACAAATCCACAGGCACAACAACAGCTTCAAGCGCTTACAAATCAAATAGAATCAAGAAAAGCAGTGTTGATTGCTGAAATGACAGAGGAATATATGAAAGAAGAGAAAAAAATTACATCACAATTTGACAATGACCCTCTTTTAAAACTAAAATCACGTGAAGTTGACCTTCGAGCTATGGAAAATGAGCGTAAAAAGATGAACGACAAGGCAACACAAGACTTAAACAGAGCAAAATTAATGCAAGCTAGAGAAATTGTTGAAGATAAAATGGAACAAAACGAAGATTTAGCTAAATTAAGAGCTGGAGTGAGCCTTGCAAAAACTGGTGTGCAACAAGCAGCCATAAAAGTAGACGATTAATATGCCATTAAATAAAAAAGGTAAAAAAATTATGAAATCTATGAAGAAACAGTATGGAAAAAAGAAGGGTGAAAAGATATTCTATGCATCTAAGAATAAAGGTGTTATAAAAGGAGTAAAAAAAGGAGCATAAATGCAAAAACTTAACAATATTAAGATAGTTAAAGTTGCAGAACAGAGTATTGAGGTAGATCCTAGATCTAAAACAACTGCTGATCAATCTTTTAACTATATTGGTACAGGAAAACCTGAAATGCCAGTTGGCGGTCAGAAAAGAATGTTACCAGAAAAGAAAAGAAACTCTAAAGCGTATTAATTATGTGGTTATCGGCAATAAAATTAGCCGTTTCTGCTGGTAGTAAGATTTATGAGAATAAGCAGAAGACGAAGATGGCAATGTCGGAGGCACAACTCTTACATGCCGATCGTATGGCCCGAGGTGAGGAAGCTTATCAGGGAAAATTGTTAGAGGCCCGACAGTCAGACTGGAAGGACGAGGCAGTTCTCATAATTTTAAGTTTGCCCGTGTTGGTGCTTGCATACGCAGTCATATCAGACGACCCAACTGCTATGGACAAGGTAAAATTGTTCTTCGAGATGTTCTCGCAGCTCCCGTCATGGTTCACAAATCTCTGGATCCTTGTCGTGGCGTCGATTTATGGTATAAAGGGAACACAAATTTTTAGAAACGGAGGAAAAAAATAATGTCTAAATTTCACGGCGCAAAAGCAGGTTATGAGGCAGGGAAACAATTTTTAAAAAATATTTTTAAACCATCAAAAGTTTCTCCAACTATAACTAAAGTTGCACCAAAGTTTCCTAAAAACAAAATACAAGCAGCTGTAAGAGATGTTCAAAAAACTGCTTATGCAGCAAGAGGTCAAATGAAAAAAAGATCTCAAGATTTTGACAGAGACATTCAAAAAGTTAAATTAAAACTTGGACAGTCAATGCAAAAATTAAAAGGTGAACCAGTAACTGAATCTGGATTTTCAAAAGGTAAAAATATTATAAAAAAAGCTAAAGGTGGAAGAATTGGTTACAACAAAGGAACTCCAGGTAAAGCAATAGAGAAAAAAGGGATACCTATAATTATTGTAACTAAAAGTGGAGAACAAAAAATGAAAAAACTTCCTTTAACAGAAAATAAAGCTAAAGGTGGAAGAATTGGTTACAGAAGAGGAACTTCAAAAAATGTTCAAAAGATTAAAAAAACTTTTGGTCCTAAAAGTTTAGGAATGCAAAGTATTATCTATGGATTAGATAAAAATCCTAATGTAACAAAAGCAGATCCAAAAGCAAAATTTATAGCGGCAGCTAATAAGAAGAAAAAGAAAAAGGTAATCTAATGGCTAGACCAGGTTTATACGCAAACATACATGCTAAAAGAAAACGTGGAGGTAAGATGCGTAAGAAAGGTGCAAAGGGCGCACCGAAGGCATCAGATTTTAAAAGAGCTAAACAGACAGCGAGGAAAAAGTAAATGACTAAACTATGTCCAAGAGGTAAAGCCGCAGCGAAGCGAAAATTTAAGGTGTACCCAAGCGCCTATGCTAATGCCTACGCTTCTAAAATTTGTGCAGGTAAAATTAAAGATCCATCTGGTGTGAAGAGAAAAGATTTCAGAGGCAGCAAAGCCGAGGGTGGATTAATGGAAGCAACTGCAAGATTAAAAAGACAAGGTTTAAAAAAAGGTTCTATAGCTAAAGGCTGTGGTGCTATTATGTCAAACAAGCGTAAGAAAACGAGAATGGTGTAATGCCATGGCTAAGAACGGTTTAGATAAATGGTTTGCCCAAAAGTGGGTAGATATAGGAAGTAAAAAGAAAGATGGTTCTTTCTCTAAATGTGGGAGATCAAAACAGAAAGCAGATGCGAAACGTAAATATCCAAAATGTGTCCCACTAGCCAAAGCTAGACGTATGACAGAGGGACAAAGACGTTCTGCTGTAAAAAGAAAAAGAGCAGTAGCACAAGGAGTTGGTGGTAAACCAACAAATGTTAAAACATTTACAAAAAGAAAACCAGCTATGATAGGTGGTTTTATGGGTAGAAGGATGGGCGTAAGATAATGAGAAGACAAGATAAAATGCCTGCAAGAAATAAAAAAAACTTCAGATCAACGAAGTCTGGAGCAGGGATGACAAGAGCTGGGGTCGCTGCTTACAGAAGAATGAATCCCGGTTCAAAACTAAAAACAGCGGTCACTGGCAAAGTCAAACCAGGATCTAAAGCTGCGAAGAGACGTAAATCATTTTGTGCGAGATCACTCGGTCAAATGAAAAAGTTTCCAAAAGCTGCTAAAGACCCTAACTCAAGACTACGTCAAGCTCGCAGAAGATGGAAGTGTTAATATGAGAAAAGCAAAAATGGGTGGCGGTATGATGATGAAAAGACCTGGAATGAAAAAAGGTTCTATACCACCACAATTAAAAAAGTTCGTTATGGCTAAAAAGAAAAAAGCCGCAATGAAAAAAAAGAAGGCGTAATGAAAAAAGCCAAAGCAAAAATAAAAAAAGTTATGAAGGGTTTGCAAAAAGCATCTAAAACACATGCTGCTCAAGCAAAAACCTTGAAAGGAGTATTAGGTGGCCGATCCAAAAAAAGGAACGGGTAAAAAACCTAAAGGCTCTGGTCGAAGACTTTATACGGACGAAAATCCTAGAGATACCGTCCGTATAAAATTTGCAACACCAGCAGATGCTAGAGCAACTGTTGCAAAAGTAAAACGTGTAAGTAAACCCTTTGCACGCAAAATACAAATACTAACGGTAATGGAACAACGAGCTAAAGTTATGGGTAAAAGCCAAGTTGCATCCATTGCAAAGAAAGGAAAAGATGCAATTAGAAAACGTCATAAAAAGACTAATTAAATTTATTAATACTAGAACAGAAGCTTTATCTATTACAGTCACATCAGGGGGTGTTGACAATATGGAAAAGTATCAGTATATAATAGGACAGATAAACGCCCTAGAGGCAACAAGACAGGAACTCTCTAACCTGCTAAATGATAAGGAGCAAAATGAAAAAGGAACAGTCATCAATATTAACACCAAACAATAAACTTGTTGGTGTAAAACCTACAAAAGAAGAACCAAAATTACCAAAACCAACTGGATGGAGACTTTTAGTTTT